CAAATTCGAGCAAATCGTTGATTTTGTTGATCACGTTGGCGTTGATGAATTTCACAATGCCGTTCGCAAACGATCTGCCAACATCCACTGCGTTACTGCCCAAACCTTTCAACGCTTCAACGAGTGAACTGATCAACTTGCCACCCAAATCGGTGCCGAGACTCGCCATCGTTGAAACAAGGCTGACGAATAGACCAGGTAGTTTTTTCACTAGATCAACAACGAAACCGCCCAAACCTTTCACCGCTTCAGGCAAAAGTTGTGCAGTCCAACCTAACAACGCACCAATCAGTTTGACCGCCTGCGCACCTAGTTTTGGCACTGCCTCAGTGACAACCCAATCAAGAATGGCGAGCAGTAGTTCACCTAGTGCTTTCAACGCTGGCACGATCTGCGGTTTGATCCATGACACCAACGCATCACCGAGTTCGATGAGTTTCTCCACCATCATCGGCAGACCTTCATCGAGCAACCAGTTTGCTAGATCACCGATCAGTTCACCGAGGCGTTGAAGTGCAGGCGGTGCCGCCTTCTGTATCCATTCCCACAACGCTTTCGCACCTTCACCGAGTTTTTCAGCGATGAACGGCAGACCCGTATTCAGGAACCATTGACCGACTTGATAGACAAAATTGAGCAGGGCTTTCAACGCTGGCGGGTAGGCCTCTTTGATCCATTCCCACGCAGCCGACGCATATCCGATGAATGCGTCACGCAGTGCAGGCAGTTTTTCCTTCACCTTTTCAATAACACCAGACAGGCCATCCTTTTCGAAAATGCTCGCCAGGCTTGAAAAGATTGGAATCACTTTATTTGTGACAAAACCCAACGCAGCCGAAAATGCAGGAATCAATGCTTTACCGAGTGAGGCTTTCACATTCTCAAACTCTGCGGCAAGGATTCTCTGCTGGTTAGCCACACCGTCAGACGTGCGCAAAAAATCGCCCTGCGCGTCGCTGGTCTGCTTGAATATCGCTGACTGTGACGCCAGAATCTTTTGCTGTTGCGTCAGCGGACCTTTGCCGCTGTAGATGCCCATCGCCATCGCTTCGGCCTTCAACGCCGCATCGTCAAGCATGACACCGTATTTGCGAATGGGTTCAGACTCGCCACGCAAAGCTGCACCCAATGCCTGCGCAGCCTCCTCTGGTGAAGTGTTGGCGAACGACGCTAGGTCTGATGCCAAGGCTGTCAGGTCTGTGGAGAATGTGCCGAGGTCCTCGCCTGTTAGTCCCGCGGCCTTACCGAACACACCGAATGTTGAGGCGGCGGTCAGTGCAGCGGTTTTTGATTGACCGAGAGTTTTGGCGGCACCTTCCGCAAATTTGGCTACCTGATCATTTGCGTCACCAAAGATGACTGCGGTTTTTGATGCAACTTCCTCTAAATCTGACGCACTATCGATGAGACCTTTGGCTATAACAGCAGCTCCGGCGGTTGCCGCTGCAATACCGAGTGCTGCTTTTTTGCCGAAATCAACAAGTTTTCCACCGAGGTCGCCAGCCTTACTGCCAACGTCGTCGAGCGCGCCGATAGCACCTTTGGCGTTTCCTAGAATCTCGATGCTCAGTTTGCGGGTGCCCGCCATTTTTGACTCCTAATCAGGGAAAACGTCGTCGAGGATTTTTTTCATTCCGTCGCCGTAGATATCTATTATCTCATCAATGTTGGCCCGTACTGTAGGAAACAAAAAGTAGCCAGCGCCCTGTTTATTTCCTCGCCAGTCTTTGAACTGGTTCCAACCGATACGCACACCTGTGACCTTCACTGCTGTCGCGCCATAGTCCTGTCGAGCACGTTTCCGTACCGTGCTACTTCCGCCGTAGCGGTCATATGCCAGGGTTTGCGACTCAACTTTTTTGATGACCTTCGAGGCTGATTCGTTACGACGCACAATCGTTGCGCGCCCGCCAGTATTTTTGATCAACCGTTTCCGATTCCGATGCGCACCAAATTCAGCACCACCGAAAAACGGATACCGTGCACCACCAGCATTCACCCTGGCAGCCACACCGGATTTCGACGCATCCATTGACTGCGCAGCCTTGCTCGCCATACTAGAAACACTGCTAGCAGTCGTTTTGGCTTTACCGATGACAAACTCTGACACCTGATAGTTGAGGTCTTTGAGTTGTTGCGTACCGTCAGGGCCGCCAGCCTGCTGTACCTTTTTGATTTCACGGCGTAGTTCAGCCAGACCAGTGACATTCACACTGTCTGCGCTGCGTACTATGGCCATGATTCACCTTCTGTTTTGTTTGCGGGACTCATCCGCCTTCGTTTGCAACACATCCACCATCGCCTCAAATATCCCCTCAGGGGCATCTAGCAGCGCCTGTGGTGCGATCCCTGTCTCGACCGCAACCTGTGCCACCAAATAGGTCAGGGAGTCCCGACGGTAGGGTTTACATTGGCATCAAGGTCAACATCGGCGACAGTATCTAGATACTCGTCAAATGTTTGTGATGTCTGGTTCTGTCGTTTGTCAGCGATCCATGCCAACCAGAGAATGTGTTCCATTTTCTGATCCTCAGAGAACGCACGGCCCAAACCCATACCAAACTCGCGCTCAAACGCCACGATATGTGGTGCGCCGATTCGGTAGTTGTGTGAGGTTCCGTCGGTTTTTGTTACTGACAACTGCCATGTCAGCATTTTAGTTCGTGCCCCACGTGACAGCGCCTGTGATCTGCAACGACAACGAGAAGGTCACGAGGTCGGCGACAGAACTGGAAACCTCGTATGACGACACGAAACATTCGCCGGTAACTTTTGGCGTACCAGCGCCTGTTCCTGCGGGCGAGTAGTCAAATGTTGACGAGGTTGAGAGACCGAGCAGCGCAGTGATCTGCGTGTTCAGTGTGGCATCCCACTTGCCGGAAACGCTGATCGAGTCACCGTTGCGGAGGGTTCCCTGGAAGGTTTTCGAGGTTGAACCAAACGTGGTGGTCTCTGCCATGTCGGTTGTGTTGGCGATACCGCTGACAGAATCCACATATGCCGAAATGTCGGTGAGTGATCCTGCGGCGTTATCAAGTTTGAACGATGATGATCTAGCAGCTACAAATGCCATGATGTTTTTTCCTTAGTTACGAGCCAGGCTGACCTGGCATGTGAATGATGGGGTGGTGCCTCCCGCAGTATATGACGCGCGCACGTAACGGTTGACTGTACCCGTAAACGTGATTTGTTCGCTTGTCGCTGCGGTCGCCGAGGTGAACGACGCAAGTGTTGACCACGTGCTGTTGTTCGTTGAATGTTGAATGATCACGGCGAGCGTTGGGGTGGTGCCACTGACATCTGTGATGTGCAGATGAGCGATTCCACCATTTGTTGTGCCAGCGCCGTTGTCAACGCTTGTGCCGTTGCCTGTGGCGGTGATGGCGGCGAGGTCGGCGAGGCTGACACCCAAACCTGGTGCAGTACCGGAACCGAACGCCATACTGAATGAGACGAGATCGGCGACAGAACTAGAAACCTCGTACGAGATCGTTTTGGTGCCCAACAACCACACAGGGTTCGTCACTGCGAAACCGCTAGGTGCCACTGATGTGGCCACAGTTGATTCGCCTGTGATAGCAGCGATGATGTTGTCGAATGCGGTACCTGCACCGTTGGTGCTGTCAAACAGCCCGTCAAGGTTGAGGGTGATGTCCTCCAACCCTGGCTGAAATGTTTTTGCAGTATCAGCCAGCGTTGTTGTTTCGAGCATGTCAAAGTTCACCGACGGTGAGACGGTGCGCAGGATCGCAGCTAGAGGGTTCGTTCCGTAGATCACTCTGGTTTGGTTTGAGGAAATGAAAGGCATCTGGTGTTCCTTTATGCGGTGACGGTGACGGCGAAATCTACGAAAAGGTAGGTCGAGCCATCAGGTGAGTTCACTGTACCAATCTGCTCGGCTGCGGTGACGCGTGCATCAAATGCTGCGCCACCCAATGTGACGTCGCTTTCGACGGCAGTTTTGACGGATGTGGCGCCTGTGCCTGCGAGATAGGTTTCGAGTTTGTTTTGGGCGCTGCGATCGTCTGCTCGTGCGACAACCAGGGTGACAGTGAATTCGATACTGTCGCAACCTCTCGCCATTGTCGAGTCAAATTCAACACGATCTAACGAAATGAGTGCTGCAGGAAATTGCGGGTTATCAGTGAGAACCGTGTAGACACGCAAACCACTGATCGTTGCCAGGTTCGCTGCCAGCCCTGCCCTCAGGCTAGAGATTGATGCGGGCATCAGGCCACCACAAAAGTTTTGTACGGTGCGACCATTGCGGCGACATCCGGATCAATGCGTCGAACAACAATGGCGCCGAGGTCACCGAAACCTGCGACACCCAACGGCGAGTCCAGGCGCTTGAACTGACGTGATGCCAGCAACACGGTCGCCTCACGGATGGCGTGCGGCACTGATGGCCAGCCCCATTTGGCGGTCACTTGAATGAGGGTGCGACCGTTTTCGGCGACAGGGAAATCAACATCGAGTGCACGCAACAAGGTGATCGGTTCGCCCTGTGCCGCAGCGTTTGAGGGTTCTGTCTGGTAGTCAACACCGACCGTGAGGGTGGTGCTGAATGATCCTGACATCTGGTCGTCAACTTTGACAATGAGACCTGTGGTGGTTGAGATGTCGTCAACGAACAGAAAAGCGTTACGGTTCGCCGCATAGGTGCGGGCGCTGGTTGTGGCGTCAACATAGAAACGGCGTGAGCATTCGCCGTCGATGCGTCGTGAGGCTGCTTCGACTGCTCGTTCTAGGAGTGCGTCGTCAACGTTGTCGGTGATGCGTGCGGCGGCTTTCAGTTCTGCCAGGGTGCAGTACCCGTTCGTGATAGCCATCAGTTCGTCACCATGATTGAGACTGTAGCCGTACCGCTGTCCTGTACGGCATAGATTGCGGTTGTTGGCGGCATTGAGATTTGAAACATTTGGTGACCGTCTAATTCATAACCGTTGGCTGTTGTCACTGTGGCATCGCCGATATGAATGTGGCTGCCTGCGCCGACGTCTGCATGGATAGATAGATGGCAGCCGTCAGCGTCTGTTTGATGTAACAGAACACGCGTCGTGCCGACTGTCACCTGCGAGGTCGTGATCGGCATTTGTTATGCCTTGCGAGTTTTGGCGGCTGGTTTAGCGGCGGTTTCTTTCACAGGGTTCACGGCGGCAGTTTCGACTGTCCCGTCAACTTCAGCGAACCTATTGGCGATCATGTCTGCACCAACATGGTCGGCGACCTCAATAGTGCCACCAATGGCGGGCCATTGCTGCCCATCAATAGTGCCTGAAATTTCTATAAGCATTCTGATTTTCATGCTGCAACCTTTGCGAGAAAATGTTCGGATATGGGGTGGTGGTTCACCGTCACCGCATCAAAGACACGGTGACGGTGACCAACATGGCAGGGCTATCAGGAGACAGCGCCACCGACGAAACACTTCACGGCACCAGTCTGATCGACCAGAACACCGTCAGTGCGGAGGCTCACACGGAACGTGCGCACCGAGTAGTCGAACGC